TTACAACATGACTGGGAATCTCTTAGAGCATCTATCAATGAGTATGGGTTACGGCACTCAACATTGTCAGCACAAATGCCTTCGGAGAGCAGTTCCGTTGTGTCAAATGCAACCAATGGAATCGAACCACCAAGAGATTACTTGTCCATTAAGAAATCAAAGAAAGGACCACTTAAGCAGGTTGTTCCGTCTTATGGGACTTTAAAGAATAATTATACTTTGTTATGGGATATGGAATCTAATAAAGGATATGTTAATGTAGTTGCAGTAATGCAAAAGTTCTTTGATCAAGCAATTAGTGGTAACTGGTCTTATAACCCAGAGAACTATCCTGATAATGAAGTACCTGTATCAGTAATGGCACAAGACCTATTGACAACATACAAGTATGGATGGAAGACTAGTTACTATCAGAACACTCATGATATGAAGACTGATGAAGTAGAGGAAGAGAAACCTAATCTTGAAAATCTACTTGATGAATTAAGTAATGCTAATGAAGAGGAGTGTGAATCCTGTGCAATCTAAAGTGAAAGGCATGACTGTCTTCAATACTGATGATGTTGATCTAAAGAAGCAACCAATGTTCTTTGGTGCTCCTTTAGGTGTACAAAGATATGATACCTTTAAGTATCCTGTGTTTGATAAGCTGACCACACAGCAACTAGGATACTTTTGGAGACCAGAAGAAGTATCGTTACAGAAAGATCGTGGAGACTATCAAACGCTTCGTTCAGAACAGAAGCACATCTATACGAGCAATCTTAAATACCAGATCATGCTTGATAGTGTACAAGGCCGTGCTCCTGGTATGGCTTTCTTACCTTACTGTTCTCTACCTGAGTTAGAATCTTGTATGGAAGCTTGGTCTTTTATGGAGATGATTCATAGCAGATCATATACTTATATTATTAAGAACATATATGCACAACCTACTGAAGTATTTGATACTATTATAAAAGATAATAGAATCTTAGAAAGAGCAGCAAGTGTAACTGAATCCTATGATGACTTCATTAATGAAGCACAGCAGTGGGGACAGAGTAGTCTTTGGAAAGATTTACCTAATGTTGATACATCATTACCTGTTTTGGAGATAAAAGAAATTAAAAGAAAACTTTATAGGGCAGTCGCTAATGTCAACATTCTCGAAGGTATACGTTTCTATGTTAGTTTTGCTTGCAGTTTTGCATTTGGCGAACTCAAACTTATGGAAGGATCTGCTAAGATTATCTCCCTCATTGCCAGAGACGAAAACCAACATCTTGTCATCACCCAATCAATCTTAAACAATTGGAGAAAGGGTGATGATCCAGATATGGTTAAGATAATGAAGGAAGAGGAGCAGTGGACATATGATATGTTTGATAAGTGTGTGAATGAAGAGAAGGCATGGGCAGACTATTTGTTTAAAGATGGATCCATGATTGGTTTGAATGATAAATTATTACAGCAGTATGTTGAATGGATTGCCAACAAAAGGATTAAGGCAATAGGTCTTAAACCTTTATATGATGTTCCTGCGAAAAACAATCCACTACCTTGGACTACTCATTGGATTAGTTCTAAGGGATTGCAAGTAGCACCACAAGAAACAGAGGTAGAATCCTATGTCGTTGGAGGAATCAAACAAGATGTCAAAAAAGACACCTTCTCAGGATTCAAACTCTGAAGAAATAGAGTGGGATTATGAGGAGATGAAGAAATCTATATTGGATAATGCTGTTGATTATGATAAATTAGTAGGTGGGTAACTAAAAAATCTTATGTTCTTTCCTAGAAAATATGCAAGTTGCCCTTGGCCTGATTCGAGGTATAGAACTTACATGAACGGAAGACTTAAAAAAATTGATATGAAAGCAAGACTTATGCATATCAAAAAAGGTATTGATGAAAAGGTTTGGTATCCTGATTGGGATAGTAAAGAAAGATGGGCAGCCCAACAAGCACTAAATAATGCATTGGATGTCCTTGATGAGTATGACTATTAAGTATGAGAATCCGTGGAGATATAATAGAAAGGTATTTGAATCAACTGATATAGGAGAATATTTTGGATTCGTTTATCGTATCATAAATAAGAGTAATGGAAGAGAGTATATTGGTCGTAAATACTTTTGGCAGTTTAGAACCCCGAAGGGAAAGAAACGCAAAGTAAAATCTGAATCTGATTGGAAAAAGTATTATGGGTCTTGTCCAGAACTTAAGGAAGAAATTCAACAATTGGGTAGACAGAACTTTAGCAGAACTATCCTCAGCTTACATAAAACAGTTGGCAAAACAAACTTCGAGGAAACACGACAACTGTTCCTCAATGGAGTCCTTACCGAACAGCTTGACGACGGTACACCCCGATACTATAATAGCAACATCCTCTCCAGATACTTCAGGAAAGACTACTATGAGTACGGAAAAGCAGACAACTGATGATATCGTTGCACATAACAGAGAATGGGCAATTGCTAAGTTAGAATCAGCAGAATTAGTAGGTGATAAGATTGCACTCTATGCAGAATTTGAAGAGTGGATTGAATTAGAGGAGCAAGAAGAATTAGAAATTATTTCATTAGAGGAAGATGACAATGTTAACGGTAAGATGTAAAGAGTGTGGTACAGAACTCATTAGTAGTAGCAAGACACAAGTGTGCGGTTGTCCGAACATGATGACTATTACTGATGATGCAGTATCAGCAATAAACTTAAAGAAGGTAGTAATAACCCGACAAGATAGGATGGAAACCGAAGGTCTTACTTCTCATGATCTTGAGTGGCAAGAGAAGAGAAGAAAGCGTAAAGTTAGGAAGTTAGACTTTGAAATTAGATAAATAGTAATGTTCAAATCCACAACTTACCGTGCTCTTTATTAGGTAGGGAGGTTTGAAAGCAGAATTTTAAACTTAAATGTCAGACAGATCTATAGAGTCTGATCTCAAAGAAGTCCATAAGAAATTAAATGATATTGAAAAGAAACAAGAGATGATGCAAAAATTGTACCAATTGGACAGAGATCGCAAGGCAAAGATGGGGGAACGCCCATCAACACATATAAGAGAAATGACTTGACACCTATATTATAATAAGGAATATAATACCAGTTACTAATGACTGAAGAAGCAATCAAAAAGATTCTTCCTCATCTATGCTATACTAAGGAAGAAGTTGATTTACTTATTCGTGCTGCTGTGGATGAGGCAAGAGCTATTGATGAAGCATCAATGGCAAAGCATAATCGTGAAGCAACTATCATCAGTATGATTCTTGGATTCACATGTCTTGCTTTGTTCCTGGATGGATTACTTCGCATACTTGGTGTCATTCCTCCTTTCATGCATCTTGATGTAAATGTTATTGATCAGATTAAAGAACAAGTTGAAAGTGATGTTATAGATAAGATAAGGCAAGTACCAATTAAAAAAATACTCAATCGATGAATCCAGTTACTGATATACTTTTTGCTATAGGATGGTTTGTCCTATTATTCTGGGGTATTAGATCCATCGTTAAAGGATGGGCTATGATGAGAGAACCTGAACCTTTTAAGGGTTATATGAAAGGTGAATGGACTACTGAAGTAACTAAGAGGGTTCATCCTGAGATGCAAGATGTTGAACCTGGAGAAAAATTATTGGGTGTAACATTTGAGCAGAAGAAAGAATGTGACTTAGAAGAATATAAAGCACTTCAAAAACGCATAGAAGAATTGAGAATAGAACTTGAGATGGAAGATGATGATGAGGATGATGATGGTGATATTGTGGTTAGAGTTTGATAACCGAACACTTGATTTATTTGAAACTTCCATATATAATCTACATAAAAAGATAACATGAAAATTTTCTTAGACACTGCTGAAACTGATATTGTTAGTAAGCATTGGAAGACTGGATTGATTGACGGTCTTACTACAAATCCAACTTTGATTAGAAAGAGTGGTAGAAAGCATGAAGAAGTTTATCAAGAACTAAAAGATATTGGTATCCCTGATATCAGTATGGAAGTTATTGGTAATACGGAAAATATGATTTCTGAAGGTAAGAGACTTCATAAGAAATTTGGTAAGTGTGCTACCATTAAAGTTCCTTGTACACCTGATGGTCTTGCAGCATGTGCTCGTTTATCTTTAGATGGTATTAGAGTAAATGTAACTCTTATATTCTCACCAGCACAGGCAATCCTTGCTGCTAAAGCACAGGCAGCATATGTTTCACCATTCGTAGGTAGAGTGGATGACAATTCCTTTGGTGGTCTATGTTTAGTTAGAGAGATTGCTAAGATATTCAGAGAGCATATGGTAAGGACAGAAGTTCTTGCGGCATCTGTAAGAGATGTAAGATCAGTAGGTAGAGCATTTGAATATGGTGCGGATATTGTTA